GTTCGGATGGTATCTGTTAGGTTATGTGGTAACCTGTCAGGCAGGTTACTGGGTGAGTTGCTGCCTGTCTAATGAATTATTTCTATCGGGTTTGTCTGGTCGATAGTCTGGCTTCCTGTCTGCCTTGTAGGATCAGCCTTCGGGCTTCCGTCTGGTGCGGTATCGTTTCCGATTCGATCATGTGGCGCAGGGTTTGGGCTGGTGTTTTACCCTTTTCGAAGTCATACCCTGCCTGTATGTAAGCGGCTTCTGTGTGGTTCATGGTGTCCCTTTAATCTGTCGGATGGTTTTCCGTGCGGCTGCGTGGCTCGGGTGGTTGTGGTGCGCGATATGCAACTGCAATAAATCCTCAGTAATTTGCAACAGTTCGGCGGCTCGTTTCTCTAGGCTGTCGGCATCGTTTGAGAATTGGTGCATGGCTGCGACAGAGTGCCGAAGAAAATTATTCGACTCGGCGCGGCGGTCGGCGGCTTGTGCCAACAGGTTGGCGGCTTGGGCTTGGGGTGTCATGGTTTAACTTTCAAAATAGGTCGCGGGTGGTGTCTTTGCGGGGTGGTGCTGGCGGTGGTTGCAGCGCGAATAAAGCGGCTTCGTCTTGCTGGAAGTGGTCGGCATCGGCTCGGGGTGCAAAGTCCCCTAGGGTGCCGTCCCAGTAGTGGGTCTTATGCGGTTCTACTTTGAATGTCGCGGCAACAGCTAGGGCTTCGGCTGCGGTTTCCTTGTGGTTGCAGAGTGGCATTTCTTGAAATATTAAACTCCATCCGTGGGGTGAATGAGACAGATAGCATTTTGGGGTGTCGGTCGGTTTCATTGGTCAATTCTCCATTGTTTGCAGGGTCGGCGGCTTAGATAATAGGTTGCGGTGCTGTCACTTATGCGGTATTCAATTAAAGCGGCTCGCGCGGCTTTTAGGTTGTCGAATTCGTCAACGGTTTCAAGCTGCTGGCTGTCGCGGCGTTGTATGTAAATCATGGCAGCACTCCCAAGCGGCGAAGGGCGACATAATGCAGCCGGATATGTGTCTGGCTCATATATGCGGAGGGATTGGCTGCGCTGAGCTTGATTTGCTCAGGTGTAAAAAGCCGGATTAGGTCTTGGATATATTGCTGCTTTTTCATAATGATTTGCTCACAATAGAAGCGGCAAAACAGAAAACATATCCCTTACCATCGGCGGAGTCGCCAAAGCGCATATCCTCGGTGTTCCAGTCTAAATTGTATTTTTCGATCAATGCTTTGACTGCTTGAAAGTGGCATTCTTCATGGCTAAATTCATGCGGGTAACTGATAACGGCGGTTTTTTTGGTGGTGGTGTACGCTTTGATTCTGCTTCCCTTGTGGTTTGATGCGGGGAAATACTTTGTGTGTATGGCTATCATGATTTATTTTCCTTTAATTAAATTGGCAGCGCGGAAAGCGGCTTTCCAGTACTTAGCAGCGCGGTCGGGGTTGTTGTGCGAAAAGTGTAGGCTGTTGATTGTTTCTTCTCCGGTCTGGTAATCGGTGTCGGTGTAGGTATCAAGCCATTCATGCGGTTCACCTGTGGCGGGTGAGCAGCTAACAGCGTTGAAACCCTCAGACCGGATTAAGTGCAACAGTTCGCGGAATGTGTAGGGTTGATCTTCAAATACAAAGCCCTGCTCGGCGGCTTCTCCGTCTTCTATGCTTTCCGGCGTGAAAGTCTGGTATGTCATGGATACGAGAATCATTGTTTAACCTCCTGAATGTTTAGATCTGATTCGGATAAATTCTTTTCTTGGCAATAGTCTGAATGGTCAATAAATCCGTGCCGTGAACAAAAAATATCAAGGGCTTGATTCATATCGGCGGCAATAATTGTTGTCTTGCTGTGCTGTCCGTCATGCCAGATATTGAATAAGTTGCTCATTGTTAACCCTTTACAGCGAAGTGAAACAGCACAGGTGAAACCAGCACAGCGAACATTAGGAAGGCGATGCTGGCGCGATGGATCAGGTCTTCGCGGTGGGCGTGTTGTTCGTGCGCGGCTCTGAGGTCAAAGCTGGATATATTCCAATGGATTGCAGCGTTGATAACGGCGAGCGAATAGGGGAAACCATCGGCGATGTCGCGGTCGATCTGCTTTAAGGCGGCTTTGTGGATGTATGTCATGGTCGGGCTTTCAGAGGGTGATTAACTCGGGTGCTTGCTGAATGACTTCAAAGCCTAGGGCTTTGATGGTCTTGAGTGCTGCGGGTGTCAATGTCTTCGTGCCGACCAGTTGCGCGAATAGCGCAGCAGTTGGGCAGCTAGGGTAAGCGGTAATGTTTCCATAAACTGATTTAATGGTGACTGTTACTGTCTGCATGGTTTATCCTTGGTTGAGTTGTTTAAGCTTGCGGAGTTGTTGACCGATTCCTAAACCGGCAAGCGGGCGGTCTAGGGTCGGGAATAAGTGAGCTATTGGGTCGGCGTAATGCTTACCAGCGAGAATGACGGCGGCGCGGCTCGTTAACCCTGCGGCTTTGATTTGCTCGCAGACCATCGCACCCCATATGGTGCGCTGCGCTTTAGTCATTGCGTTTAAATAATCGTTGTAGGGTGCGGTGACTGTGTCGGGGTGGATTAGTCCATGCTTTGCGCTGAGGATCCAATAATCGGCGCGGTGCTTTTCTGCAAGCTGTCGCGCTGCTTTGAATGCTTGCCCTTGGTATAGGTCGCAAGCTGGCGCGGCTCGGTCGAGCTTGGTTGCGGAACAGGCTATAAAGTAAATCATGCGAATAGGTCTGCTTGTGTGGTTTCTTCTATTTGTGGGGTTTGCTGCTTTTCATGGGCAATTAGCAGCAGTCTGCGCTTGAGCTGCGCGGGTGTTAATTCAATCGTTGGGTGCTTGGCGGAAGCTTCCAGTTCTTTATAAGCTTGTTTCAATAATGCGCTATGGTCTGTCATGATTTCCCCTTGTGTTGTTACTGTCTGCTACATTCATTCACTACCTAACAGGTAGAACGGGTAAGCTTATTGATCGGTTGACTGAATGTCCAATGATTTGTTTTAATCGGTTTATCAGGGTCGATTGATTTTCTCTATTTGTTCCCATACAATGCGCCATCACAACAGCGAAGCGGATCGGTTATGCATAAGCTATCAAGGAAGGCAATCAACGAGGGACTGGATACAATACCAATGGCAGAGATACTAGGTGTTTCCTCCGGTGACAAGGGATTGACACACAAGATGCAAACATTCGCTAAAGAACTGGCTCGCGGTACTACCAAAGCCGAAGCATATCGCAAGGTCTACAGTAAGACAGCTAAACCCAAGACAGCAGGTGACGCTGGCTATAGGCTGTCCACCGATTCCCGAATATCTGCGGAAGTCGAAGCATACAAAGCGGCAATGGCTAGCGCAGCATATAGAACACCAGAACATTTACGACAATTAGTTATCAAAACCCTGGTTGATGTAGCCATTTCCCCTGACAGTAAAGACAGTGTGAAAGTCGCAGCGGTGAAGGTACTCGGCACAGTTGTCGAAGTCGGTGCATTCCTAGAACGGCGCGAGGTTATCAATACAACCAGCAGCACACAGGCTAAGGCTGAGCTACTCCAGCAGATCCGCACACTAATGCAAGGGAATGCAGTCGATGCAATAGAGGTTGACGCTGATAGTCTACTGCGCGAGCTTGCGCCGGAAGTGGAAACGCTACCAGCCGACACCCACCCCGATGCCACCCCCCACGATGCAGAATCGGAGTCCCAAGCTGTCAAACATACTATTCCACTCGAACAATCCCAAAATATTTAGGTACCCCCATGCAAATTCTAAACAAGCCACCGGGGGGTAGTAAAAAAATTTTTAATGCAAAGATGATCCCTCGGCCTAGTGACATGACGTATGAGGAATGCATGGAGAAAGAAATGTCCCCGGCACAGAATGAAGTTTTCTTGGTGATAGATGAGTGGTGGAAGAAGTACCACTATGCGCCCACGTTGCGGGATATTGCGTATATCCGTGGAAAGATGGGACTGGCGAATACTAAGAGGCTGGTGGACAGGTTGGTAGATCTGGGTGTGGTGAAGAAGATTGAGAAACGGGGCAGGACAGTAAGACCTGTCTATATTAGGTTCAGGGACTTGGAGTAAGGAAACTGTAAGGTGGTAACGCTTCCACCTTTCACGAAACTTACAGTAAGGAGTTTGTAAGGTGGTAACGTTACCAGTTTACGCGAAACTTACAATAGAGGGAGACTATGAAACTTGAGGATTTGATAGATAAATTGGAACCGCATGAGTATGAGAAGTTCATGGCTCAGGTGATGGAGTATCGTGGGGCGGTGGAGAGGGAGAAGGCTCAAGAGGGCTTTATGCATTATGTAAAGATGATGTGGCCCGGATTTGTGAGTGGGAGGCATCATGCTTTGATGGCAAAGAAGTTTGAGGATATTGCGAACGGAAAGATTAAGAGGGCGATTATTAATATGCCACCACGACATACGAAGTCGGAGTTTGCCTCGTATTTGCTTCCTTCATGGTTTCTGGGAAAGTTTCCAAATAAGAAAGTGATTCAGTGTTCTAACACGGCGGATCTGGCGGTGGGTTTTGGACGTAAGGTCAGGAACTTGGTTGACAGTGAGCAGTACGCGAAAGTGTTTCCTAATGTGGCCTTGAGACAGGATAGTAAGGCAGCAGGTAGATGGGCTACCAATGGAGGAGGCGAGTATTTCGCTATTGGTGTTGGGGGTACTGTTACGGGTAAGGGTGCTGACCTATTAATTATTGACGATCCGCATTCTGAGCAGGAAGCTGCTTTAGCTGCTGGCGACCCCAGTGTTTACGATAAGGTTTATGAATGGTATACATCTGGCCCACGGCAACGTTTACAGCCGGGCGGATCTATTGTGATCGTGATGACTCGCTGGGGAGACAGGGATCTGACAGGTAGGGTCATTAAGGATGCAGCAGGTAGAGATAAGAGTGAAGAGTGGGAAGTAATTGAGCTGCCTGCTATCATGCCGTCAGGAAAACCTTTGTGGCCTGAGTTTTGGAGTTATGAAGAGCTGTCTGCTCTAAGGGAAGAGTTACCAGCAGCCAAGTGGAATGCTCAGTATCAGCAGAGTCCGACTGGCGAAGAGGGTGCGATTGTTAAGCGGGAGTGGTGGAAGAGATGGACAAAAGAAGAACCGCCGGTATGTCAGTTTATTATTCAGAGCTGGGACACTGCTTTTACGAAAAGTGAGAGGAGTGACTATTCGGCTTGTACAACATGGGGCGTGTTTTATTTGAATGAGAATGCGGATGATGCGAACATCATGTTGCTGGATGCGTTTAAGAAGCGGATGGAGTTTCCGGAGTTGAAAGAGAAGGCTTACTCTAACTATATGTACTGGGAGCCGGATGCATGTGTGATTGAAGCAAAGGCAGCGGGTAGTCCGTTGATTTTTGAGTTGAGACAGATGGGCATTGTGGTGAGTGATTACACGCCGAGCCGTGGAAATGACAAGTTTGTGCGGATCAATGCAGTTGCTGATTTATTTAGTTCAGGTAAAGTGTGGGCTCCAGAGACTCGCTGGGCTGACGAGTTGATCGAAGAGATGGCTGCATTTCCGAATGCGCCGAATGATGACTTGGTGGATTCATCTACGCAGGCATTGATAAGGTTTCGCAAGGGCGGTTTTTTACGACTTGCATCCGATGAACGGGAAGAGCTGAAGAGCTTTCGCAGAAAACAAACTTACTATTGAGGATTAAATGGACATCGCAAAATCACTTTATGTCGCGCCCCAAGGGTTGGAATCTTTAACAGAAGAGCCTGACTTGGAAATTGAAATTGAAGATCCTGAGTCCGTAACTATAGGTATGGGCGGGATGGAAATTACTTTAGGGTCTGATGATGACTCTGAACGGTTTGATTCCAATCTGGCGGAGTTCATGGATGAGGGTGAGCTGGAACAAGTAGGCTCAGAGATTGTTGAGCTTGTTGAGGCAGACATTAACTCCCGTAAAGACTGGGTGGAGATGTTTGTAAAGGGTTTGGAAGTATTAGGGATGAAGTATGAAGAGAGGACTGAGCCTTGGAATGGGGCTTGTGGAGTTTTCTCTACGATACTGACAGAGGCGGCGGTGAGGTTTCAGTCTGAGATGATTGTGGAAACGTTTCCAGCTCAGGGGCCAGTGAAGACAGAAATCATTGGTGCCATCAATAAGATGAAGGAAGAAGCTGCTGAGCGAGTTCGTGCTGACATGAACTACCAGTTGACTGAGGCGATGCCTGAATACAGACCAGAGCATGAGCGCATGTTGTTTAATTTGGGTTTAGCAGGGTCAGCCTTTAAGAAGGTCTACTATGATCCGGCGCTGGGAAGACAGACCTCTATATATATACCTGCTGAGGATGTGATTATTCCTTACGGCTCAAGTGGAGCTAGGACGGCAGAGCGTGTTACTCATGTGATGCGAAAAACAAAAAATGATATTCGTAAATTACAAGCCGCAGGTTTTTACAGAGATATTGATCTGGGTGAGCCGGTAGCTATTCATACTGACGTTGAGAAAAAGAAGGCCGAAGAGCAGGGCTACTCTTTGACTGACGATGACCGGTATCAGATATACGAAGTGCAGATTGATTTTGAAATGCCGGGGTATGAGGATGATGACTCTATCGCCTTACCTTATATCGTTTCGATTGATGCTGGTACGGGAAAGATTTTGTCGATCTACCGTAACTACGAAGAAGAAGATGTAGTTCGATTGAAGAGACAACACATGGTGCAGTATGACTATGTGCCGGGGTTTGGCGCTTATGGATTTGGCTACATACACTTGATTGGTGGATATGCACGGGCTGGTACTTCACTGATCCGTCAGTTGATTGATGCTGGTACTTTAAGTAATTTACCCGGCGGATTGAAATCGCGTGGCCTGCGAGTCAAGGGTGACGATACGCCTATCTCCCCCGGAGAGTTCAGGGATGTTGACGTACCCAGCGGGTCGATCAAAGACAACATCATGGCTTTGCCATATAAGGAGCCGAGCCAAGTATTGGCGGCGCT